CTCTTTTAAGTTCTTTGCTGCTTCCTCTTGCAACTCTTTAAAGGCAACGCTGTTAGAAATTGTCTGATCTTCTAATTCCTTTAACGCTCTAATCTTTTTCTCTATCTCGTCTAAGTCTTTCTCAGGTCCAAATTGTAGTCTTAATTCTGCAAGTTCTCTTTGTATCTCAGCTTCTTTTTCTCCAAGAGATATTCGATTTTCTTGGAACTGCGTATCAATCTTGAGTCTTTCTTCTATCTTCTTCCATGCTTCTGCCTGTTTAAGTAACTCTTGTGTTTCTGTCTCTAATTTTTTCTTCTCTTCTTTAGTTGGTATCTTCTGCTTACCACTGAGTATTCTTAACTCTTCCTCTAATTTATCTCTCCCACCTAAACCGGCTAAAGCCCAGTTAGGTAATGTTAGTAGAGATTCCAACTGCTTTACCTGCATGTTTTTAAAGGCATCCGTAATAAAAGTTATAGACTTAACGATTGCAGTCGCTATATTCTGAATTTTTGCCCCTAATATCATCCATTGTCCTCCAACAGATATCTGTAAATCTTCAGTAGCTTTTGCTAATCTTGCTCCTGCATTTGCATAACTTTTAGCCATCATTTTCGCTATATCTTCATTATTTTTTAGTAAATCTTCCCCTAATTTAAAGAAATCTTCTAGCGTAACTTTACCTTGTTCCATTCTCTTATCTAATTCCTTAGTTGATATATTCATCGAGTTAGCTAAGTCAGCCATAAACCCTGGAATCCTTTCTCCGATCTGGCCTCTCGCCTCTTCAGCCATCAACTTATTTTTCGAAAGGATCTGGCTAGCCGCTAACATAACGCCCTTAAATTCTTCTATTCCTTTACCACTTGCCAGCGTTCTAGCTAACAATCCTTCCATCAATTTACCGGTATCATCAACACTGAATCCAGCGGCAACTGCTGATGCTTGAAGTTGGGTAAATCCTTTCAGTATTGTTCTCTGTGAAAGGGCATATTTATCGGATATTGTTGATACTTTTTCAAGCGCAGTGTTATAACTTTCTTGATCAGGAACGACACCACCAAGCGCAATTCTCATGCGGTCCATCTCAGCCGCAACTTGTGTAGAAGCATTAGCAAATTGAACTAGAGCGACGGTTCCTTGAACTATCGCGGCGACACCTACACCAATAGCGGCTCCCTTCTTACCTCCGCCATCTGCGAAACCGGCGAATCCACCAACAGCTAATGGAGCGACACCCGGAATTAAGGCAGCGGAAGCGGCTGCGCCTCTACCGGCTGCTCCCATCATTTTTTGACGCGATTGAATACCTGTCCTTCTATTTAATATTTGATTTCCTTGTGCTAAACGCTTGTTATTTCTATCAAGTGCTTGTCCTAACGCATCTGCCTCGGCTTTGACTCCTTTAAATGCTTGTTTTGCGTTATTTAAGGGCTTGGAGAAATCTGATACTCTCTTTACTTTGCTTAACTTCTGCTCAATTTCTGCTATGTCCCTAGTGGCATTTGATAATGCCTGTTTACTCTTATCTATTGCTCCCCCCGGCTTTGAATAATCCTTTCTTACATTTGGTCCGTATCTGTCTAACTGTTTCTGTTGAGCCTTAGTCCACTTAGTTAATTCTTGCTCTGCCTTTGCTCTATCCTGAATAGCTTTTGCTAACCCTTTTTCTAGTTGGAGCTTATTTCTCTTATTGGCCTCCCTAGTGTTAAAAGATTTTTGTACTTTATTTAATTCTGTCTGGGCCTTTGCTTGTTTACCCCTAGCTTTCGCTAAATCTTCGGCTATTTTTTCCCCTTTAGATTGACTCCTAGCAACATTGATTTGCGATTGTTCAATCTTGTCTTCAAGTGTTCTTACTTTATTCCTTACAGCATTACCTTTAACTCTTGCTTGCGTTACTTGGTTTTCACCTTCCGCTACTCTTTTAAGGTTTGCTTGTTGTCTTGCTAACTCATTTATTTTTCCCATTCTTTCTTCGACCTGCCTTGCCGGTTTGGCTGCCGCTTCAAAAGCTGCGGGAACCTTACTCTTAAGCAAATCACCTTCTCTCTTCACTCTATCTAAATCAGCTTTCCATTCTTTTCTCACCTGTCCTGTGAGCCCTCTTTGCTCAAATCTATTTCTAGGCATCTTGGCCGGATTATCTGTTAAATCTTTAAATTCAGCTTTGTTTAGATCTATATCCTTTAAAAGTTGTTTATACGCGTTCTGCGCCTTAAGCGTTGACTCTGCGTTCAATATATCTCTAGCTTCATTACCTAAAACCTTTCTTTGATTCTTTAAAGACTGCATCTTTGCCGCAACAGGATTTGTTGCATTGGCTGTTCGGGTATTAAACTTTTGTTCTATTTGAGCTATTCGTTGATCTACATAATCCATCTGTTTCTTAGTGATTCGCTCAAACGAATCCATCCCACGCTTACTCATACCACTACTAAAAGCAGCAGCAGCTAGAGGAATACCAGCCCCTCCAGATGCACCCCCTCCACTTCGACTTTCTCTAGTACGCGCATCAATATTTACAGACCGGTTTAATCCACGGATACGTGCTTCTAGTGCGCTGATCGCTGACATTGCAGCGCGGGTATCGACTTTTATTGCATTACGACGACCAAGACCTTTAAGTGTTTTGCTTAAACTTACCGCTGCTGTTTCTATCTTCTTAAAACGACTTTCGAGGGTACGAAGGTCGCCTTTATTTTTTACATTGATCTGAATATCGGCTGCGTAAATTGCCAACGGTCTAACTCAACTAGGTTGTTTTAACACTTTAGCGTCGTCTAGCCTTTTTCATAGCTTCCTCTTGCTCTTGATTGATGATTGAAAAATATGCAGACCAAGCTAATAACTCTTGAAGAGTGATGTTTTGATAAAGCTGTTGGACTGTCATGCCTAATTCCTTCGCGACTCCGAAGGAAAGCATCATAAAATTATCCTTCCGGAGTTGCTTTTCTAGTTCTTTTCATGTCGGTTGGGGCCTCCTCTTCGTCAGTGTCGCTAATCACTGCAAGCATGAGAGCTTGGACATCCTGTTCTTTGCATAAATGCTTTAACTCTGCGATATGACTGACGTTAAAGCACTTCTCTCCTGTCTTGTTTTGGGCCTTGTTAACCAAAAGTTGAAGGGCAAGTGTATTGGTGTCTTCGGGATTCTTTGCTTGGGATTGAGCTTTCTCGCGCTCGGCCATTGTTAATGGTGTGCAATAAAACTCAATTGTTTTGCCGTTTGTTAAGACAACAGTTCTTTTTGACGCTTTTAGATTGGCTGCTTTCTTTAGCTCGTCGATCAGACTCATAGTTACTTAATTAAGTTACCTAATTATAAGCATAAAAAAGCCTCCCGCAGACATAGGAGGCTTGTGAACATTCCTAACTTAGTTTAGTTACCAAGTAAATGAGTTGGTTGACCAGAAAGACTAAAGGTTAATGAACCGATAATTACGTCTTCGGGTGTGACATTCAAGCTAAATCCCATGATTGAGATAGGGGCTTGGATGTAAAGGCTGTCAGTGAGGCTTGGATCAGCAGTTGTACCAACAGTGTTGATAAACAAACGTACTTCTGCGCCGTCCTGATTCCTTCTCATGCTATTACCGAGTAAACGGTTAGCAAGATTAGTTTGGTCATCAGTGAACTGGACTTCCATTGAACCTGATCCAGAGGCGAAGCCAGCTTGCATTGTTCTAAATGAAGCTAGTGAACCTGTGGTGTTAACAGTACAAGGTAGAACTGTGGTATCAATCTCTTCCCTTGATAAATCAATAGAGAAGGATTTCACCTGACAGATTGCAGCAAATTCCGCGTAATCAATCTTGATGTGATTGACACTGGTATTTGATGAATCTGCACTACCAGAACCACCGTTTGCGGTAATGGTTATTGCTGATCCACCGGCTGTCGCAGCAACATCAATTGTTGTCGCTGTCTTAGCAACAACGTAATAAGTAGTACCGGCTGTTAGAGCAGAAACTAAAGTCGCTGATCCTTGGACAGTGAACTTAACAGGGTCGTTGATACGAAAGTCGTGATCAGATGGAACCGTGATTGAGGTTCCGGCAGGGAAGTCGGTGTAGTCCTTTAGGCAAAATTCTGTAGACGCTGGCTGAAACCAAACGCTGCCATCAGTGCCAGTCAGAACTTGACTTGAGCAAGAAACTGGTATGGGTCTAGCTCTCTATGTGGAGAGTCGAAACAACAGCGGGGGCGTTTGTACGCGGGGGCTCGTACTTAATTAGAGTCTAACTTAAATGAGTTGCTTTGAAAGGACAGCTAATGCTTGCCATGTAATGAGGCTTATCTGATAGCGCGGCAAAATTAGGGCCATTTATTTCTCCAACTCTGCCATAACTGCCAGTTGAAGGATGAGGGCTACAGGTATTTAGATTATTGAGCGCAGTCATGACAGACGTAATCATCTCTTGCGCTCTTGCGGGTCCGATGTTTTTAGGTGTGAAGCATTCAACAATGACTACTCCGCGAAGGTTCTCCAGACTCGCACCCAGATTTATTTCGGTTGTACCTGTGAAATTAACTCGAATTAGAGCGTACTCAGTTGTTGCGTCATCATCGGTATAAGTTTGGTTATCTCCGTAGCAAGAGACAGCGGGGGTTAAGGCTCCCAATGCTGCTATGACTGGAGCTTCGTAGATAGAACGGATTGCTTGGAGGGTCATTAGTACTTTTTAAATACGTTTGTGAGAGTGTCATTTATTCTTTTACCCATACCACCTCCGGGCGCATGAACGTATAAAAGAAACCAGTCCTTTTTAGCTGTTGCATTAGGCGCATTTCCCATTTGTCTTCCTTTTGTCGTTGGTAGTAAGTCCATTGCGTAACCTCGATATTCAGTCATGTTTCCGAGTGTGTAACCTTCTAAGCCGTTATTTTTTGGAATATTAGGTAGTAGATTTTTTACAAACTTTCCGGATTGTTCTTGTCTAGGCACGGGATAATTTCGTGGTATGGCTGTTGGAATAGATGTTTGACCACTTCTTACCATCCAAGATGAAGCAAATAAGCCACTCCAATACGGACCTTCCTCTATTAGATCTCCAACAACATTTTCTACCGCTTCTTCAAGACCTTCCTTCAACGCTTCTCTAAAGTCAGGTATAAGTTGTGAGATTGGTTTCGCCATTACTGCGGTCTAACAAAACAGGTATAGAAGATAGGGTTATCTCCTCGGGTAGTGCTTACACGG